CGACGGTGGCCTGGGCGGGTTGCAGGGTGGCGGGCCAGTCGTAGGTCGCCATCAGGCAATCCCCTGGCGCCGCAGCATGGTGGTCATGCGCGCTTCCATGCCGGACTGCAGCACCTGCAGGGCCGTCACCAGCTCGTTGCGCGTGACGCCGGCGGCGACGTTGTACGTGATGTTCGTGACCCCGCCGCCGCCCTCGACGCCCAGGCGGCCGTCACGGCCGCGCTTCAGCGGCATGATCGCCTCGGGCCCGGCTTCGCCCATCAGGCCCAGGCTGCCGCGCATCGGGAAGACGCTTGGCGAGCTGACCACGCCGCCCGAGGCGAACGCGGTGACCGGCAGGCCGTTGGCGAACGGCGCGCCCTTGGCAAACCCGAACAGGCCACCCAGGAAGCTCAGCAGACCGCCGCCGCCCTTCGGGAACAGCTTGTTCCCCAGGTCCACCGCGATGGCCTGCGCGGCCATGTCCAGCAGCAGGTTGCCCCACAGGCGGCCGATGCTCTTGAAGTCGCCGGCCAGCGTGCGCTTGATCGTCTCGCCCATGCTGTCCTGGATGTTCCGCTCGAACTGCTTGGCGAATTCGCTCATCTCGTCGAGGGCGGGCTTGACCTTCTCGGGCAGCTCGCCGAGCGCCGTGCGCACCGCTTCCTCGTACTGCTGCACGCTCAGCTTGATGCCGCCCACGCCGTCGGTGAACGCCCGGGTCAGCAGCAGCATCTGCGCGCGCGTGGCCTCCAGGCGGGCCGATGGCGTGGCGGCCAGCAGCTCGTTGAGCTGCTTCAGCTCGGCTGCAGCCGCGTCGCCTGCTTCGCCGGTCGCCTCGGTGCTCTTGGTGATCTTGCGCAGGGCCGAGTCGTAGATGTCGCCGCTCAAGCCCAGGTCGAAGAAGAGCCGGTCCAGCGTGGCGATCTGGTCCGCAAAACGCTTCGCCCTGACGACATCGCTGTCTTCGATCGCGCTGGCCACGGTGCGCAGGATGTCTTCTTCGTAGCTCGGCTGCGACGGCACCCGGTCGGGTTCCGGCCGCGCGGCCGGGGCGGGCTTGGCGGGCAGCTCGGGCAGCTTCGGCAGTTGCACTGCGAACGGCGGGATGATGTCGTCGCCGCGCCCGCCACCGGCCGTGCGCTGGCCGGTGGCGTTGGCCACGCGCTGGTAGAAGCTGAGCAGCTTCTGTGCGGCGGCCAGGTCGCGCTCGGTGGGCGCGATGTTGATGCGGTCGAAGACGCTGCCGCCGCGGCGCAGCTTTTCCAGCGATGCCGTCAGGTCGGAGACGCGCTGGCTGTAGAACTCGACGCCCTCGCCTGCGTTCAGGAACTGGCGGCTGAGGGCGCCTGCCAGCAGCCCGCGACCGGTGCCGCCGAAGACGTCCTGCAGCGCCTGGAACCGGACCAGCACCTCGTTCAGCGTCGGCAGCAGATCGGCAACGAGGTTGCGCCCCACGTTGGAGGCGTTGGTGCTGAGCGCGGCGAGCTGCTTGTTGAACCGCTCGGCGGCGGCGGCCTGCTCGCTCGTGACCCTGGCGTTCAGCTCGCCGGCGTCGGCCAGGTCCTTCAGGAACGGCGCGGCCTCGCGGATGCTCTTGCCGAAGAGCTCCTGGATGATGCGCGCCTTGTTGCCGTCGTCCGCGAAACCGGCCAGCGCGCGAGCGGTCGCCTGCAGCGCTTGGGCGGGGTCGAGCTTTCGCAGCTCCTGCGCGTTCAGGCCGATCGCCTCCAGGGCGCGGCTGACGTCGTTCTTGCCGTCCGCGCTGTTCAGCGCGGCGTTGAACTTGACCAGGATGCCGGCCACGTCGTCCAGCGTGCCGCCGTTGCGCCGCGCCACGTCTTCGAGTGCGCTCAGGCTCTCCACCGTGGAGCCGGTGGCGTCTGCCACGTCGTTCAGCGCGTCCAGCGCGTTGATCGTGCCGCGCACGAAGCCGGTCAGCGCGCCGACCGAGAACGCCGCGGCCAGCTGCGGCGCCAGGCCGGCGAAGGCCGTGCCGATGCCTGCGGCGCGCTGCTGCAGCGCGGCCAGACCGGCGCTCGCGCTCTTGAAGGCCGCGGCCGTGTTGTCGGTCGCGGCGATGACGATGCGGGCGACGGCGCTCACGTCAGTCGTCCCCCATGCCGAACATCGAAGCCAGCTCCCGATCGGCGGGGCTGGCCGGGCTGGCGTCCTCGTGCTGCAGCGACAGGTAGGCCACCCAGCGGCCGAACTCCTGCCCGCTCATCTCGTGCTGCAGCCGCGCCGCCGGCATGCGCAGATGCGAGGCGACGGCGTACAGAGCGCGCAGCTCGTGCTGCGTCTTCAGGTTTTTTTTTCAGCGTCGATGTCATGGCCCGAAAGCTGCATGCACAGGCTGAAGAGCTGCATCGACTCAGACGGATGACGCGCCGCCCAGACGCTCCACTGAGCGCTCGAGTACACCGGGCGCTTGTCCTCGGCGAGCACGCACAGGTGCAAGGCGAAGGGCATGACCTCGCCGCCGATGCGCTGCGCGGTGTCCTCGGGCAGCTCGTCCTGCAGCGGCGCCTCGACGCGACGGCGCAGCGCGGCGAAGCGCATCCAGTCCGCCAGGTCCATGCCGCGCACGAGCACGGCCCCGCCCAGCGCCGGGCACTCGACCTCCTGGGTCGGCAGCTCGACGGCGGGGATGTCCTCGCGGCGGATGAGGGCCATCGGTCAGGCTCAGGTCGCGTAGCGGGTGGGCGGGCCGGCGAAGGCCAGGTCGATCGCAGCACGAAGCGTGCTGTCTTCGATGGTCGGCACCTGCTGCAGCGACCAGTAGGCGAGAGCCAGCAGGCGCGAGCCGTTGGGGAACACCATGCGCATCGGCGTGGCGGCCGACGTCTCGGACGCGGTGCGCACGACGCTGTACCAGGCCAGCGACGGATCGTCGAACACCGGCAGCGTCACCTGGATGGGCGAGCGGGTCGTCGGGATCTGCTTCTGGATCGCGTCGACGATGGTCGTGACGTCGGCGAAGTTCTGCTCGCCGCCGGCCACGCTGATGCCGGACGTGATCTGGCTGATGTTCGTCCAGGCGGTGACCTCGCGCACCGTGCCCGCCCCGCTGCCGGCGGGATACAGCGTGGTGTCCTGGGTGTCGACGCCCTCCAGCGTGACGTCGTTGGTGGACACGGTCTTCGCGCGCACGACGCGGCCGTTCAGGCGGTCCCAGCCCGAGTAGACGACGAACAGGTCGCCCTGGCTGATGCCGTGCGAGGCCTCCAGCGTGGCGACCGCTTCGGCCGCGTTGGAGATCGCGCTCATGGTCTTGGCCGCCGCGATGGTGCTGGCGATGGCCACGGTGGTGCCGACTGCGAGGGTGATGGCCACGGTGTGACTCCTGTCAGATGAGGGTGCCGGGTGCGTTGCACGCGACGTGGAAGTTGATACCGATCTCGATGCGCGCCAGGCCGACGTCTGCCCCGCCGAGCTGCTCTACCGACCGATCGACGCCGGCCAGCTGCATGTCGCAGCCCACGAGCGGCGACAGGCTCGACGCCGACTGCGTGCCGAACAGCGCCGACAGGATCGACTCCGTCAGGTTGTGCATCGCGTCGTCCAGGTCCGCCGCGGCGGTCACGAACGCATCCACCAGCAGCACGAGCGAATGACGCTCCAGCCACGGATAGTCGATGCCCACGCGCTCGACGCGCTCGCTGTCGGCGTAGACCCGGGCTGCGGGCAGCTCGGACGCGGCCAGCGGCCAGAAGCGGGACGTGTGCACGCGCGACGACATCGACGTGCCGGCCGCCACCAGGATGGCAGCGACGCGGTCGACGACCTGGGCGGAAGCGAGCGCCATCTCAGCGGCTCAACACCAGCGTGGTGATGGCGCCGTCCGGCGGCCTGCGCAGCACCTGGCGGACGCGATACGTGACCCCGTCCACCACGAGCAGCTGGCCCGCGGCGGCGGCCGCGGTGTCCGACGTGCGGGCCGTGAACGCCGGCGCTTGGCTGAGCACGCCGTCGACGACCAGCTCGGTGCTGGTGTCGAAGATGCCGACCAAGGGCGCGCCCGCCAGCGTCGCCGTGGTGGCAAAGCCAGCCGCGTCGAAGAAGGGGGAGAGATCCTCGGCGAAGGCCATGGCCGGCGGCGCTGGATCAGCGCTCCTTCTTCACGCCCAGCCCGTAGCAGGCGACGAGGAACTGCGGCGACGAGGTGCCGCCGATGGCGGTGACGGCGCGCACGTAGCGGCGCAGGCCGTCGACGTTGACGTTCAGGCGGTGGAAGACCGCGGCCTTGGTGTTGGCGGCGGTGACCTGCGTGAAGGCCAGGCCGGTGACGTCGGCGAAGCTGGAGTTGTCGGCGCTGTCCTGCAGCTTGACGTCCAGCGTCGGGTTGGTGCCGGCGACGTTCTTGGCCGAGACGAAGAAGGCGGCCTCGCCGACGAAGTCCTGCAGGTCCACACCGGTGCCGTCGGCGCCGGCGGTGATGTCGGACATCGGGACGAGGGCGATGGTCTGCAGGGACTGGCCCAGGTTCTGGTCGAGCATGATGGGTCC